TGGATTCTGACATACGAATCAAAGTCAGAAGAAGACAAATCACCAGAATTTTTTACTCTTTTTTCAGAGTAACCAATTCCTGTACAGAATCCAAGGAATATTATTTTGTCTCTGTAGTATGTCACAACAGGCGATCCTGTGTCTGCTACGACAGGAATCAATGTCATATCTTCTTTGGTAGAACCTGTCAATTTGTAATTTCCACCACATTTTTCTACATTCTTAAAGGACATGTCTATTCCTGCATTTTCATCATATGTTTCTTTGTCAATTGGTTTGCAAAAAATTCCAATGTGACCTCGGGCTTCATGTGAAATCACCATGCCATGGAATATTGGATTTGATGTATCAATGTCCAACAACGAAGCACCCTGCACATCACTCGGTAATTCATTTGCAAGGGTTATTATTTTATATGGAGCAAAATTAAGTGAAATATTGTTGAATGCTTCATTTGTTATTGAATCTCTTGTTTCGGACGCAAATCCGATGAAATCCCATATTTCCTTAAAGGTGATCACGCTACTGTGAACTGTTGCAGAAACAATCCCTTCTGACGGTGAATAGAAAACAAGATCATCGTTATTGATGTCTGAGTATTTTGAAACCAATACATGTTTGTTTGACAACAATATCGCAGAGTGTCCCTTGTCGTTTACTGCCAAAATATCATAAGGAACTGGTCGTCGTAAACGATTTCTTGTATTGATGAACTGATAGTTTTTAGACTGATATGGTGTTTCCTTCATGAAATTTTCATTGAAGGAATTTTTGTGATTTACTTTGATCGGTGGCTCCCCTGCATAATTAAAAATATTGTGCCTTCTTGGATCGTATCCGAATTCATAGAATGACCCTTTTTTCCATCCATCACAATCCCCACCATCCATCAAGTTAACTTCATTTGATTCGTTGCAAACACCCTCTATCTCTTTGGTAAATCCTTTGTATGGGCCCGAGTAAAATCTTTTTGCCTTGCTGTCTACACCTTCAATAATCGAACCGTGCAGTATGAAAGCATCTTTACCTTCATCCGCATCAATATTTCTATCACTTACTGGTCTTATTCCAGATTTAAAAGACGGAAGAACAACAACCGTCAGTTCTGTTTGATATGGAAGAAAGAAATCTTTGTTGTATTTTGTTAGATTGTCTTCTCTTCTGTAAGAAATGCGGCGAGTTTCTGTCAAAACAACACCAAAGGTCGTTTCATCACCATCTAATTGAGCGGATGCCTGTTTGTAATACAGCCCTTGATTTGGATGGTCTGGTGGATATTGTATTTTGATCTTTTCGCCAGGGAAAAAATCTAATGTGAAATCTTCATTCACAAATTCGTTATATCCTGAAATGTTTTTTGCAACAATTAAATGTGCATAACGATTTTTCCCGTAGATCATGTGATGCCACCCTGACTCCAATATGGAGTCTTTTCCTTTGAAATTTCTTTTCGACTTGGAGACTTGTTCTTAAGTTGCCTGACGGATGGTTTCTTTGCCGTGTCTGACTTACCGGTACGCAAACTCAAAGTTCGTGACACAAAGTCACTACCCGAGAAAGTTGGATTGTTGCTCCACTCCTCTATGTCTTTGGCAAATTGATGAAAGTCTTTTGGCATTTCATCATATTTATCCTTGGACAGACTCGGTGTAAATCTCCCGTATCAGGGTCTTGAGCCTTGACGGATCGACTACCCCTTCCATAGAGTCGATTTCCTCGCAAATCAAGGACAATGTGTCCTTTGATACATCGATGGCGGTGTTTTCTTTGTTTTCTTTCTTTTCGCTGTGTTCAACGATTGTCACGGAATGGGCGGGAGCGTCGTTCAGCCTGTCCAACAGATTGTCAAACATGATCGCACGGTTCTTTGTCTTGACCTTGAGCCGAACAAATGTGTTCTTGTACCGACTGCAATTGAACATGTTGTAGTCTGTTGCAGAATCGTCATATTCGATTTCCTGGAATATCTGATGGGGATTTTCCACGAATTCCATCTCGCCTGTGTCAGTATGCAGGACATGAAAGCCCTTTCTTTCGTTCAGGTCTGTGAATGTCATTTGATACTGTGTACCGAGATAGTGAATGTTTTCCTTGCTGTGGCGACAATGAAAATGACCGCTGTATACTGCGTCATAACTTCTGAGAAGTGATGCATCCATTCCTTCATGGTATTCGACCCCACGAAGAACCTCATAGCCATTGATCTCAAAATGCCCCATCAACACCTTGACGGGTGCCTTCTGTATGAATTCGGAACACTCCTGTGCGTTTTCCTTGGTTATCCATGGAATCAGACCAAATGAATATCCATCAAAATTCATGACAACCGGCTTTTCATGAATTCGAATGTTTGGGTATGAGGAAAACAGTTCGACTACGGAATTCAATCGATTGGTGTTCTTGAAGAACACATCATGATTTCCTAAAGTGATGTCCATTTCCATACCCTTGTTTTTCAGGGGTTCAAGAAATCTTGTTCTGACTTGATTCAGCGTGTGGAAATTGACATATTTCCGACGATCCATGAAATCGCCAAGATGAACGATTTTCTTGATACCTCTTTCCTCAAGAGTGGGGAAAAAGGTTTTTTCCCAAAATTCCATGAAGTGTTCAAGGAATATGGGGCTGTCGTTTCTTGCGCCGAAATGTGTGTCGTTGATTATTGCGATCATCAATATCCCAAATATGTTGGTGAATACTTACCTAACCCAGATCATTCCCCATTTTTCTTTTCTGTCGGGTTTGACCAACGAATGTATTGGTGAATTTTCCCAGCAAGTATAAACTTCTGGTTTTTTAAGATACTCATCATCTTCGATAAAACCAAACTCGGTATATCCTAGTGTTTTTAAATGATCACATGTTTTCTTTATGCTTTCATATTGCTCTTCCGCCCATTCAAAACAGATGTCTTTTGCTTTTTTGGTAAGACCACTTAAAACTTCAAATTCATATCCCTCAACATCAACCTTAATCAGTTCTGGAATTCCGTATTGATCAATGATAGAATCCAATGATCTGCTTTTTACTTGTATTGGCTCGTACCATGTACACATTTCTAATGGCTCACACCATGTCTGACGATTAACAAATCTAGAATTTGTTATCCAATCGATTGATGCCGTAGATATGACATCAACATTGCTCAAGTAAAAAGGTATTAACACATCATTTTCGTTAGAAATCAAACTATTAATAACTTCGATATGATCATTGTTTTTGTATTTTTCGACAAGGTAATCAAATAGATTTGGATTTGCTTCTATCACAATGATTTTGTCGGTTGGATTGTTCATTATGCAAGCATCTGTAAACAGTCCACGATTTGCTCCCACATCAAAAATCATGTATTTCCTTTCACTTTAATAGCCATCAATTTTCCATCATGTCATCGAGTTTTGACTTGACATGCTTCACTTTTCTTTTCTTCTTTTTTGGCTTTGTCACTTCTGTTCGCATAGCATCGTTCTGTATGAAATCAATAAATGGACTTTGAGAAGAATCTTCATAGTTCATGTGTTGATCTTCCATCCAGTTTCTGAATTTTCCTGTGGGATCACTCTGTTCAAAACACTTCATTTTGATGAACAGTTGCTTTTTTTCCTTCTGTATTCGTCGCAGAAAGGCATAATAGATGATCTGTGTGAAAAAGGCAAAAGGGTTTCTAGATTTTTTCGGGTCAAAGTTTGTTGCATACATGATGCAGTTCTCAACCGAGTCAGAGATCATCTCGTCTTTGTAAGTATAGTTTGCAAAGTTGGGTTTCTTTGCCAGGTTGTTGGCAATGTCAAGAAAGCATTGTCCGATGTAATTGGTGACACCCGGTGGCTTGACTCCCGATTTCTTTGCCTTGGCAACAGCCTTCTTGTGCTGTACAAGTTCTTCAAGAAATCGTTTGTTGTCTATGTAATGGGTTCCTTCTCTTCTTTTTGGCATTCACTACTCCCTCTCTCTCTTCTGTGTGTGGGGACTATAACATGTTTCATCATAGTTGTAAAGCAAAACTGTTGTGTTTGTTGATGAAGAAATTTTTCAGATTTGAGAAATCAAAAACAATTTACCCATTCTAGTACCTAGATACTCTTGAGGTTCAAGAGGGAACTATTAGGACCAAACTAGTACTTCTTAAGAGAATATCTAAAGAAGTACTCTAAGTACCTAGAGGCGTGGATCGCCGCCCCAACCAGGAAACTCATCGTAATAATCCTCCTCACCGGATTCAATTTCCAAATCATCGTCCTCGTCCTCAAGGTCTTCTACCGTTTTTCCTTTTGTCATACCATTTTCAGCCATGTCATCAAGAATGTCTGAATTAATTTTTGCATGGGTATAGTCAGACATCAACTGCTTGCATGGCTTCATGATCGACAAGACTCCTTGTTTGTTCACGATGAGGTATGTGTCATCGGTGAATTCAATCCAATTTCTCAATATCACCGTATATTCTTGCGGTTGGTTTGAATTGTCGTTTCCTTTATTCATAGGAGCGACAACGACCACCATCGGTTTTTCAAAAATGTAGGAACCTTTTCCTGCATCATAGATTCCCGTAATGATCAGTTCTCCCGTCAACATTCTCACAAGGCGAATGGGGTAAACCTGTGTCATGTCTCTTTCTCCTTCGGTCTTTGAATCTTGAGGTCAATCGGCATTTTGACCAACTTGTACCTGAATTGCTCGGATTCGTATATCTTCACCCGCTTCAGGAAATGGCGAAGCGTATAGTTCAGGGTTTCCTTGTGGTGCAAGTCATCAGCAATGTCATACAACTTTGCGACATGCTTTCCTTCGCACTTGCGTAGTTGCCGACCGATGCTTTGCAGGATTCGGATGCGGCTCTTGGATGGGCTTGCGAAGATGACATTCTTCAGGCTCTTGATGTTGATGCCCGTGGAGAAGGTGCCGTAGGAAGCAACTATGATTGCATTCTCTTCCTTTTCCACAATATTGCGAATACCTTCACGCTGCTCTAATTCCGTTTCGCCTGCTACGAAGAATACCTTTCGATCCTCTATTTGAGAGATGGCAGTTTTCTTGATCAATTCATACAGGGGCTTGCCGTGCTTTTCCACATAGTTGAACAGGACAAGCGTGTTGCCCCGTGCAGCAGATGCAAGGAAAGCGATAAATTCGTTTCGCTTTTCGCAGTTCACCAACCATTCGATCTCGCCATGGTAGTCCAATCCACACACAGTCTTGCGAACCTCGGGCGGGTATCGCAGCAGCAGACATTCGATACGCAGGGATGCAAGCAATTTGCGCTCCATCAATTCTTTCGTTGTTACGACACGGTGAACAGGCCCGAACAATCCTTCAATTGCCAACTTGTGAATTTTGCTGCCATCAAGGGTTCCCGTAAGGGCAATTCGGTATGGGCATTCGATCAACTTGTTCATGATGCTGTTCAGGCTCTGTGCCTTGAACAGATGCGCTTCGTCCCCGATGACAACCTCAAAATTGTCAAACCATGCACGGGGCAACTTGTAGATGCTCTGCCATGTGGAGATGACGATTTGCTTGTCGGTCAACTTGGCTTCCCCACCGACAATGCGATGACAGTTTTTGTCTGCATCCCATTCGACGGCAGAGGCATAGTCCTTGAAGTCCGAATACAATTGTGCCACAAGTGATATCGTCGGCACAACGATAAGAATCTTCCTGTCAGGTGCAATCACATTCTGATAGTGCCTACAAAGAGAATAAATGACAAGGCTCTTTCCGCTTGCCGTAGGCGAAAGCAGGACACATCGTGACCTGTTCAGGGCATGACATACTGCATCGACTTGGTGTTCGTGCGGCTCAAGGAGTTGACCGCCTGCCATTGGCTTCAATGACTGTATGAACTTGCGAACACCCTCGCAATCAAACTTGATCTCGGGTTCTGCAACGGCAGAGTCCATCTGCAATTGGTATCCACGATCCTTGCAGAATGTTGCAAGGTAGTCAACAAGTCCCGCAGGAAGAAGTCCTGAATATGCATTGAAAAGGCGAACCTTTCCGTCCCACACCCTACGCTTGTATGCGGGGGTGTACTTCGCACCGGGTACATCAAATGTGAAGTATTGCTGAAGTTCATAAGCGATTCCGTTCTCCGTGACCACACGAAGATTGGCGGAATTCATGCTGCGAACTTCAATTATGCCCATTCAATGTATTTAGGTCACCCCGCTCATGAACTTTCGCCACTCAATGCTGTTGCGAATGACCCATTGGCGGTTGTTGATACCCTTCATCACGGAATCCAAATAATCGACTTTTGCTTTCTGCAAATCGATCTTTGAGGAAAGACGAATGATGTCCTCGTCTGCCTCCATGTAGATGTCCATGTCCTGTCGGAGAATGCGATGACCAAACGGCTCCCATCCGAGTTTGTTCAGTTCTTCCTGCGACATCTTTCCGTTGTAGTATTCCCACTTCTGCTTGCGGAGAACCTTCCAATCGGTTTCCAACTTGCGAAGAATGAGGGATTCATCATGGTAGATGTTCAGGTACTTGCCGTGCAATTGTGGAATGCGATTCGATTCGTCACCGAGTTCGGTGCCGTCGATCTGCAAGTCCTTCTCCACCATTTCTTTGATTTTTTCGATGTTCATGCGAAAAAGTATACACCATGTAGGCAAGAGTGCAATACATACTTTTGTGAAAG